ATGGTAAAACGCTGTGGTAAATCCGGCATGGTTTCCATAGTCAAAATTGCTTTCATCGTTTTCGTCCAACGCCGGTACAACGATAAATTCTGCTCTATCATTCTCCCCATACATCTGCTCTAATCGTCCAATAACATCATGGACAGACCACCTCGTTGCAATATGGAGTTCTCTGGCATCTCCAATCTTTCGCTGTCTAAGATCGGTTGCGTACAGATTCCACAACTTGTCCATGCGTTCCTTGGAGAGAGCAGACTCCAGGCCGTCAACAAGGTCATCACAATAAAGCAAGTTCTCTGCTCGAACCTTACCAGCATTTCCAGATCCAATAGAGCTAAATTCCAGTGTCGCGAAGCTCTTTCCTTGTTTCTTATCGGTTCCAAGGTCAATCATCATATCTTGTGCATTGGTTTTTACTACCTGTACCGTCGGGAACACATCATGCCACAAATATTCTCCCTGCGGATCAAGAATTCGCAGACATTCATCGTATACTCCCCGAAGA